TCAGGAGCGTACCTTTTGTAGGCTTCTCCTGCTACTGCTCCTGCTGTCTCTCCAGCAGCGCCGACACCAGCAGCAATATCAGCTGCCACTCTAAACTTTCCGGGAGGTCTTTCCATAAGCCCCCTGTAACGCTCACGGGTTTCCCTGAAACGCTCAGGTGTTTCTGCAATCATTCCCCGCATACTCTCAGGTTCGCGAGGAGTAGGAGGAGTTACAGTAAAGGTTTCTCCGTTAACAATACCAATGACTTCTCCTGTCTGTTTGTTAGTGGCAGTCTTGAGCGGCAACCATTGTTCACCGTCCCAGTATATTTTCTGTCCTGTCTGTGGATTAGTCGCTGTCTTCATGTCTTAGTCCAATTCAAAACCTTCGGGAAGTACTTCTTCTGCTTCTTCTGCTTCTTCCGGCATAGTTATGCTTGGGAAGCTGGTCATGTTTTGTTCACCCACTCGTTTTGCAGTGGCGGTCCTAACTTTGTTAAAGTTCTGTACAGTTTCAACCATAGCGCGTCTTCGGATTTTTAACAGGCTAAACAAAGCTTCTTGCTGTGTTGTAATGTCAGCAGCAGCAATCAACTTAGCGTACTCTCTATCCGCATCTGACAAACCAGTGCCCGAACCAAAGTCTTTAATCTGGTCAGCAACAATCTTACCCGCTTCTGAAATAAATGTTTCAGCGTTGGTGATTGCGGGATCGTAAGGCATGCCAATAAGCTCACCAAATCGTCTGAGGTTTAACTCTACGTTAGCCGCAAGACCCGTAGGCATACCGCCTTCTAAACGTCCGGTTTGTCTGTCGATCAACTCAATCATGTCACGAGCATCTTGGGCCTTAGTGTTTAACTCAACAAAGTTGTTGACATTGGCTTCTGCCATTGCTTTAACCCCAACTTCTTGTCCTGTGTCGATAATTTCTTGAACCTGTGGAGCCTTGCGTACCAACCCTAGCTCACTGGCTTTAACGTACTTGTTAGTCTGGTCATTGTAGACTAAACCAAAGTCATTTACGTTTACAGGCTTGATGTTGCCTTCTGCGTCCTGCCAAGCTTCTAGCTTACCTGTGCGACCTTTGAGCAAAGCGTCTGCTTCTTCGGCTGAAACAGGACCCATAGCAGTAATCTGAGCAGGAGTAAACCCAGCCATCTTTAGACGTGCCGAAATTACCTGAGGATTGTCCAAAGGCAGTTGCTCAATCTGAAACTCTCGTATGTCCTTGCTTATAGCCCGTAGCTCGTCCATGTCTGTAGTTGATCTTGCGGTCGCTGCTTGGTCCGGAAGACCTGCTGTTTCTGCTGCTACTGCTACTTGCTCTTGGAAAGCACTAAGTTGGGTCTGTGCTGCCCCCTGTGCCTGCAACTCACGCGCTGCTTTTGCGTACTTTACGGCGTTCTCCATGTCACCTTGGCTCTGATAAAACTTAGCTAACTCCATCAAACCCTGAGGAGTGTTGGTGTCAATCTGAGCCAGCTGTTGTTTTTGTGCTTGAGCCTGTTGTTGCTGCCTAAGTTGTTGTGGCAGTGTAGCAGCGCCGCCTACAGCAGACAACAGCCCACCTTGGACAGAACCCATGGGGCTTGCCATTTGTCTTAAAAATTCTTGTGAGAACTTAGCCACGATTAGTCTCCTTAATCAATATGTTTTCGAAGCTTTACGGGAAAAGCCGTTGCCACCAGCGTCCGTCATTGTTACTATCTGTAATACCCAAGAAGTCAAACAAACCTCTGCCTCCGCTGACAACGTCTTCAAATATGTTGCCACCTGATCCGCCGTCTGCAGGTACAGTAAACGCCTTGTCCAACATACGACCACCTACTTGACCCAAAAGGTTAGCCCTAGCACGTTCTTGCAACAGACGCGCTTCAAGGCCTGACATAGCTGTTTCACCAAAGAGGCCAGCACCGTACTGCTGAAGTCCTGATTGAAACTCAGCCAATTGTTGAGACGGTTGAGTAGCAGCAAGTAGCTGTGCCTGAGGCAAGTAACTAGCGCCTAAGTACTGTTGACCCAGTTGAGCCTGTTGCATCTGCTCTGCTTGCGCCTGTTGCATTGCCTGCATAGCCGCCATATTCTGAGCTTCTTCCTGAGCCTTCGCCATTGCAAGTTGCTCTGGGGTTCCCCCGTACTGCGCTGTTTGTACACCAAGACGGCCCTGAGCCGCTAGACGCTCTTCCAACGCTAAACGCTGTCTCTGTTCTTCTGGAGACTGTACGGCACGTATCCGGTCAAATATTTCCTGCTCTCTGGTGGTTCTAGGAGCCTGTGCTTGCTCAAAGAATTGACCAGCGCCTCCAAACAACTGTTGTTGCATCGCTTGTTCTTGAGGGGACAAGCCTAAAGTTGTTGTAAATTGTCCAGTAGTAGGATCAACTTGGGTTCCAAATTGTCCTCCAGTAGCAGTAGTGACTGTAAAGGGCCTAAACTGGGTTTGCTCTAGGCCCATCTGGGCAATGTCTAAGGCTCCCGGAACTTCCCTTCCACGGACAGTTGTACCAACTAGGGCTTCTTCACCTACGTCGGACAAGCGGTCGTACTCTTCTTTGGTCAACAAACCACCAAGCAATCCCGGCACAGCGACCTCTGGTTGAAGCAAATAGTCTAAAATGCTCATTCTTTTCTCCTAGTTAAAGCAACTTACCTATTAAGGCCATTACGTTAATCTCCTGTAGCGACAAAGGTGATCCGTCAATTTCTGACTCTAGACCTACCTGTACACTTGTTCCGTATCCGGTGGTGTTGAGGCTACGTTGGTTTGTTAGCTGTCCACCTGTAAATTCTACCGTTGTGTACTCACTTTCACCAAAAAAGCCAGTAATCTGAGTACCTACCGTAAACTCTGTTGTTGCGTATGTTGTGTCGAAGTCATACGCCCACTTCATAAATACTGTTGCGTTGTTTGCACCAACCAGTGTTGGCTTCAACTTCTTCAAAATCTTGACTCTAGAGCTATCACCGAATGTCAGGCTTGGGCTGTAGTACTTAAAACGGTAGCCCAGTCCGTTGTCACTGTAACCGGTGTACGTACTAATACCGCTGGTTGTTCCTATATGAAGCGTACCGTTTTCTAGTCGTGTAAACGATGTAAACTTAGTTGACGGCCAGCGTGTTACACGGTACGACCCATTCTCTAGTGTGCCTCTAACGTCAAAACAGTACGTTACGTCCTGACCAGTAAAGGTTAGAAGGTAGAAGCCCTCCTCAGGACTGTACACAGACCTAAAAAACTCTGTCTCATTCTGTAGTGCAGCAATGATGTCCTTAGTAATGTTGCCGGACAAACTGCTGATAGGCATTGACTTTTCTTGTATTGTCCTGCCAAAGCTCTTAAGTCCCGTATGCGACAAGAACAACACGTCTGTACCAGTGTACTGCACAGTGTCCCTGTTGACGCAACCAATGCCTGCTACGGTATCTGATAACGTCATAGAGGCAGGAGAAGTAGCACCGTCATATACAATAATGCTGTGCTTACCAAAAATAATCAACAGGCCGTTGTGTGCCGCCAAAGCTACAATTTCGTCGTAACCGTCAGGCCACACTTTAGATACATCAATGTTGCCGCTAGAGCCTCCTGACCATGCTGCTCCGTCTAACAGGTCTGACCAATAGATAGTAGACTTGTTAGTACTAAAGTCCGCAGTCCATAAACGTCCATACGCTGCTAACACTTCATGACCGTACATAGTACTAGCAACGCCAGTAGCGTGAGGATGACTTGACAGTGCTTCTACAGATCCTACATGGTTTGAGTAAATCAAAGGCTCATAGCCACGTTGGAAGAAAAACATGTGGTCATTAAAGTTAACAATTTTCCAGTCGTTAGCAGTAATTGTGTAGCTACCGGGAGTCTCATCTGCCAGTGTAGTTGTGCCACTCATAATCTTGTTGTTACCAACAGAGAATATCTTGGTGTTTCCTGCGTCGTCCCTATATTCTTTAATGCTGTACAAAGAGTCAGTACCTAGGACAGTCTTGTTTGTTGTTACAACAGTGTGGCCCTTACGTGCAGCAATACGACCACGTTTGTCGATCACGGCGTTGTCTGCAATTTCTGCAAACGACGGGTCTTGAGCCAACGGCGAGTCTTCGGTGTTAACACCTTTGAACGCCGGAGCTACAAGATTGATACTTTGCAGTTGTTCAGCCATATTAAATAGTCCTAAATACCATCTCTTCAGGGTGCTTTGCGGCGTCTATAGCAATAGCGTCAGACAAAAACTTATCAGCAATGCTAAAGTACTCAGCAACTGACGTGCCTCCTGTCTCACCACGCTCACGGGCCAACAAAGCTACGGCGTAATGAATTACAGGTTGCGAAGGTACAAGCAGTGAGTCCGTGTTAGCACTCAAGTCAGCCTGTCGCTTAATTACGTCAAACCGAAGGCTGTACACAGCGTCTGGTGTTGGGCCTACAAGTACTTCTGTGTCGCCACTAGAGTCCAACCCGTTGTACGTGTAGTACCGTGGTGCGCCTTCTGCTGCACTGCTAATGTACAGCTGCTCATTGAACCAGTCTTTTGTCTGGTAGTCCATGAACAGGTTGCTGGTGTCGTTTAAAACACACATGACTTTTACATTGTCGCCGCCACCGGTCAATGAGTAACTGTTGTCGGAAGCAGTAGTAGTTACAACAATGGTTTCACGCAAAGCGGACCAATCTGTTGCTTCTTCTACTAGCTTCTTAGCGTCGTTGATGAAGTCACCCACCATTTTGACATAGGTTGTACTTGTGACTGACGTGGTCTCTTCTTCACGCAACCGACGTAGTACACTGTTCATTAGGTTTAAATATGTCATGTTAATTTCCTATTAGGATCGCTAGTAAACATGCCTTGGTTTATTGGTTGCACCTGTGGCGTAGTCGTTTGTCTATCAATAAACTGATTAAGTTGTTGTAAAGCCGTTGGTTGTTGTTGTACGGACCTAGCTTGAACAACTTGCTGTACTTGTCTAGGCTTCATTTGCTCTTCAAAAGGTTTAAACTCAAACTTGTCTTGGGCCATTGCAATTTCTTGCGCAGTCGGTTGTTTAGCTCCAAGACCAAACAAGCCTAGTGTTGCTAACCCAAGTTGTTGCCCAAGCTGTCCAAAGCCTGACTCCAGTTGACCACCAATGCCTTCAAAACCCGTGCCTAGCTGTTCTGTAAGCGTATCAGACAAGTCCTGTACGTTCTCGCCTAGTCCTGTACCAACACCAGTAATGGAATCTACTATTGTTTCAACATCAGTTCCAAAAGAGTCTGCAAGACCTGTCAAACCCAAAAGAACATTAGTTTCTAGATCAGTAAGCTCTCCACCAAGGCCAGAACCCAAAGTAACAATAGCGGCTTCAATGTCGTCAGTCTGTACGCCTAATGCGGCGGCAAGGTCTTCTACACCTTCAGTTACTGCTGTGGTTACTCCTCCTACTGCTTCTTCAACACCAGTAAGTTGGTCGCTAAGGTCAGCAATGTTTTCTGTAAAGTCGGTTCCAAGGTCCGTAACGGAAGTAACAACTTCGCTAATATCTAAACCTAAGTTTTCAGCTAAAGTTTCTAATCCTGTTAAAACAGAGGTTTCAAGTCCAGTAAGGCCCTCGCCAGTAGCAGTACCAAGGTTTGAAATAGCAAGAATAAGGGCGTCTGTAGACAAGCCTAAGTCTTCAGCTAAGTCGTCAATACCCTCCTGAACTCCTCCAATGCCTTCTCCTATTCCTGTTAATTGCTCACCCAAGCCTTCAATGCCTTCAGCAACATCAGTTCCAAGATCAGTAACAGACGTTACTACATCACCGATATCTACGCCTAGATTAGTAGAAAGATCTCCTAGACCTTTAAGAATATTTGTTTGTAGTTCAGTAAGGTCTTCTCCGGTTGCGGTACCAAGGTTTGATATAGCAAGGATTAAAGCGTCCGTAGACAAACCCAAGTCTTCAGCAAGATCGTCGATGCCTTCTTGCACCCCTCCGATCCCTTCTCCAATACCCGTAAGCTGTTCGCCTAGACCCTCAATTCCATCAGCAACATCGGTTCCAAGGTCAGTAACAGAAGTTACTACGTCACTTATTTCTAAGCCTAAGTCCTCAGAAAGATCCCCTAGACCTTTAAGAATATCGGTCTGTAAATCAGTTAACCCTTCCCCAGTAGTAGTACCAAGGTTTGATATAGCAGTAAGAAGACCATCAGTAGATAAGCCCAAGCTTTCGGCTAGTTCATCAATCCCGCTTTGAACCCCAGCAATGCCTTTGGTAAGTCCTTCAAAGTCTTCGCTTAACTGTGTAGCTACCTGCTCTGCTGTCAATCCTGCAGGAATACCGTCAACAATCGTCTGTACGTCTTGAATAGTCGCAGAAGGTGGTATAGTGACAGCACCTGCGATCTGTTCTAACTGAGCGTCAGTAAACCCGTAGTTAGCTAGGATGTCACGAACATCTTGAGGACTAGCAATCTTTAAACCGCCGATAGCTTCTGTAATAGTAGTAACAGCGGCATCTAAGTCTTCACCGACAACAATACCCTCTAAAGCAGTTGCTAAGTCGCTATTGCTAATGTTTTCAGGTAAGGCGTTAATTATCTGGTTGATTTGTGATTCGCTAAACTCAAACTCAGACAGCGCGTCTCTTACATCCTGTGGGCTTGCAATAGCTAAACCACCAAGCGTATCCGTAAATAGCTTTTGTATTTCGTCTAACGACGGCCCTGCTTCAGGTATCTGCTCTGCTAGTCGATCTAGAGCAGTCTGAATTTGGTCCATAGAAGCAGTTGAAGGGAAAACAATGCTGTCTTTAATTTGCTTAATTTGAGCTTCAGTGAATGTCTCAGGGAAAACAAAGTTTTCAAAAGCTTCGTCCAGCATGGTTTGGAAGTCTGACTTAGTTGCAATGTTAGACTCCAACATCAAGTCAATAACTTCTTGTGCAGTAAGCTCTTCAGGCAGGTTATCCAGTTCTTGCCTAAGTTCTGCCAAAGTAACTGATTCAGGTATGTTTACAGCCTGACTTATCTGTTGTAGCTGTGCGTCAGTAAATCCATATTCACTTAGCAGTGTTCGAATGTCTTCTGTGCTTGCTATCTTTAGATCACCAATTAAATCTGTAATGGTGGTAACAGCAGCGTCTAGGTCTTCTCCTACTACTATGCCTTCCAAAGCATCAGCTAAGTCTACTTTGTTTAAGCCTTCAGGAAGTGCGTTGATTATTTGAGCAATTTGGGCTTCACTAAAGTTAAACTCAGCCAGAGCAGTTCTAACGTCTTCCGGACTAGCAATGTCCAAACCATCTAAAGCGTTGTTGAACAAAGTACTCATTTCTTCCAAAGTGGGTGCTTCTGCTGGAATTTGGTCTGCTAGTCTGTTTAAGGCTTCCTGAATCTGCTCCATAGAAGCGCCTTCAGGAATTACAATAGTTTCTCTTAGCTGTTCTATTTGAGCTTCGGTAAACGTCTCAGGGAACGGGAAGTCCTCAAGAGCTTCGTCTAGCAACGTACCTACGTCACCTACTACGTCTTCCCTGAACTGTTCCATGTAAGTACTAAAGTCTTCATTGCTCATTAAGTCTGCATTGTTTAAAGCAGTAGCAACATCTTCAGGCGTAGCATAACCAGCGTTAGCAACGGCATCAATAAAGTCTTCAGCATCTCCATAAGGCAAGTTAGCCAAAGCAGTAGCAAGTTGTTCCGGTGTTAGTACACCAGCCATAGCGTCAGTAAACTCTTCTGCGGTTAACAAATCTGCGTCAGACAACAGAGTAGAAATAGTGTTACCAATTTCAGTTAACGAGGGCGCTTGAAGCTCAGGGAAGGCTTCTTGTATTTGAGCAAGAGTTGGTAGATCAGCAATACCAAGAGCATTTATAGCGTCAATAATTTCTTGAGTCTGTACTACTCCGTCTTCTCTAACTTGGTCTACAACATCTTGGAACATAGCCTCAGTAATGCCGGGTTCGTCTACTTCAAGTCCTGTGGCTTCTTGAGTCGTATCAGCAAGTATGTCTTCTTCTGGCAATTCTTCATAACGACTTAACTCTTGCTCTAAAGACTCTCTAACTTCTGGATCTTCTTCTCTTTCGATTGCCTCGCGTAACTGATCTATAAAACTAACATCAGACGGTTCAAAGTTTAAGTTTCCAGTAGCACTAGCTCCTATACCGCTTCTTGTTGAATTAAAAACAGAATCTACGGCGTTTACCGTTGCCTGAGTAGCATCATATAACCAGTCA